AACAACATCTTCTCTTGGATTTTTATATTCAATTTGTTTTAATCCATCTGAATGATATTGAATTGCAATAATTCTTGGATCTATTGAATTCCAAAATTCTTCATCATTATCAATTACATGACAACGTCTCATTGGATATTGAGTATCTGATGTTTCTAAATAAATTTGTTTTGCAATTGGTATTACTGTTAAATGCATAAATTATCTTTAAGTTTTAATAATATAGTTTAATACTAAAGTTGGTTGCAGAACTGAGTTTGCCGAACCTGAAAAGTTAGCTGATAATGTATGATCATGACTTTGACCTCCTCCAGTATTTCCAACGTTACCAGAGGACATGACCATCATTGGGTTTTGTTCCATCGGCCAGTTTTGAACACCAGCTTGTCCTCCCGCCGCTCCACTGTGAGCGTGAGATGGAATTTGATTTGTTGTTAAAGTGGTACTTCCAGTCGAGCCTGAAATGTTTCCTGTTGGCGATACGGTATTTGCACCAACTGTTTGTGCTAAAGCTTTAGAATTTGCTGAACTAACTCCACAAATTGTTCTGTCTCTTAAATCTGGTACGTTAAAATTTGCACCTGATCCACCGTATGTGTAAGCGATAACTGCAAATAATGCAGCATAAGTTGATGTTGAATAAGATGTACCATCACATAATAAAAACCCAGATGGAACTGAAGCTGAGCCCCAAGGTACAACTATTCCAGTATTAACGCCTTCAATACCCGTTAAATTTGCACCATCAAAATCGTATCTTGTTGCTTCGTAATTTGCCATAATTATTTATCCCTATATGTCCAACCAACTGTTCCGTCACCTGAATACACTAAAGTAAATCCAGCACCTTCTGTGTTTATAACTAAATCAGCTGCAGCGTTAGCTATATTACTACCATTTCTTCCAACTGTCAAAGGTTTAGTATCAAAAGTATATTTACCATCAATAAAAGATACAAAATCCCCTGTTGCTGGAGAGGCTGGTAATGTCACTGTAAAAGAAGTTGTATTAGTTTGTGCTATAATTCCTGCACCTGGTTGAACTGTTGCTGCTGCAGAAACAGTTCTCCATCTTTGTTCCATAGAAACTAAATTTATATTTGTTCCATCAGAATAAAAAACATAACGATTACCTTGTGCTAATTTAACTCCAGTTCCTGATGCTGTTTTAAAAGTTAAAGTATAAATACCGTGAGTTACTTGATTGTTTACTAAATAAGTTTTTTCAATTGAATTTGGTACTGTTACATTTACGTCTGCAGTTAATGTTCCAGTTAAATTTAAAACTGCATTTCTAGCGTTTGATAAAGTAGGTGAATTTGACATTACAAGTGTAGTGCCCGTAGTTGCATTTACTGCAATAGATTCATAACCAGCAATAGCTTGTTGAATTACATTTAAATTATCGTTTGTTTTATCTCCCCAAGTACCAGCATTTTCGCCAGTGACCATTAACTCAATTTTGAGGTCTGTTGAATAACTTGATGCCATTTAAGCTCCTAATTAATTAAAATAATACATTTAAGCAGCTAAGTCAACTGGAGTCCAAATATTATTAGCCCCTGTTTGTACTTCTGCCCACGCCGTTATATTAACAGATCTTGCTGTAACATTCAAGCGTATACCAGTTAACTCTACAAAAGCATCTCCTGTAACAGTGACTGCATTTATAAGGGTGTTTATTCGAGACCCTGTAACGTCAAATACAAAATTAATATCAACATCACCCGGTGTTAAATTAATCCTAGATCCAGTAACGTTTACATCAGCATTTGCTGAGGTACTTTCATTACCTATTAAAACATTGATTTGAGAACCTGTTACATCTACTTCTTGAATGATTCCACCTACTGCTTGACCTGGTGTTATATTTATCTGAGATCCTGTAACATTAACATTTGCATTAGCAGAAACAACAACTCCAGCTAACCCTTCAGTTATATTTATTCGAGACCCTGTAACATTTAAATTTGCATCAGCAACAGTTGTTGAGCCTGTTGGTGTAAAAAAGAATAATCTTTCGTCTTGAATATTAACAGACTCGTTTCCGTCCGCGTTTACATCAACTGCAAATACTATTGTGTTTATTCTTGTGCCTGTAACAGGAACAATAACATCATCTTCTTCACCCCAAGGAACAAGTCCCCAACCTACAATTCCCCAACCTGCATTAGGTTGAAAATCAGTTGTGACTGAGCCTTCGTCTAAATTTATTTGAGATCCGGTAACGTTTGAAAAATTACCAGGTTCACCTACCGAAGTACCTACTACTGTGTTTAATCCTAATCCTGTGACTGTTGTGTTTGCATCTGCTGTAGTAGTTTCATCACCGATAGTTAAATTTATTATTGATCCGGTTATAGAAACATTTACATCTGTTAAAGCAACTTCATTACCTACAGTTACATTTATTTGAGAACCTGTGACCTCTGCAACGTCACCTACAATTCCGTAAGTAAATTGTCCCCAAAGGTTAGAACCCCAACCATTTGCAAAAACAAATTGAACTTCACCTATTGAAAAAGTAGCTGATAAAGCATCGCCACCCCAAGTGTTACCACCAAATGTGCTGAAACCGAAAGGAACGATGCCAGGTGACGATACAGATACTGTTATGTCCGCCACCTGAGCCTCCTAAAAATTATGCGTTACCAATTCTAATAATTGCTGCCGCTGTTGTAAATGCTGGGAACTGAACTGTGAAAGTTCCAGCAGTTGCGGTTTTTGGTCCGCCAAAGTCTAATACACATACCGCAGGATCACCTGTTGCTGTGTCGTTATAAATTAATGCACCTTGTGCAGTAAGTGTTACGCCAGTAAAAGAAACGTTACTGAAATTTGTTATTGCTACAGCACCTGATACTTTAACACCAGACTTAACTAATGCTTTTCCACCTGAAGTATATCCTGCAGATGATACTTGTTGTGTAGTTGTAAAAGATGTTGTTGACGCTCCTAAAGTTGCATCTGTTTGATATAATGCAAGTTTAAAAGTGTTACCAGTCGATGCTGTAAAATCGTGTATCGCTCTAAGGATTTGTCCTTTGAACGAATTCGCAATTGCGTTTGTTGTTATAGCCATTTTTATCTCCTTAAATTATGGTGATGGAGAATCAATTTTTATTCTCGGCACTCCATCGTCGTATTCACCTCTTCGTCTTCTACCCATTTGTTGAAGAGCAAAGTTTTGAACTTCTATATCATACTTCCCTTTGTATAAATTGTACATATCCATAGGTCCTTTTAAAAAAGAAAACGCCTCTGATAATACACCGTATAATAGTATATTTTCTGCATAGGTTGACAAATACGTACTAGTTGTTGCATTAAAATTAGGTGGTTCTTTTATATATTCTAATTGCACAGGATAAGCTTGATCGGGCGTTGGAGCTACAATTAAAGTAAAATCATCCCAATTACCGTAAAATTTAGGTACTCCTTTAGCATTTGATGAATTAAACTCTCTCATAAAAGTTTGATCTCTTCTTTCCATATATTCAACTGTACCAGATGCTAATGTTCCAGTCGTAGCTACGAACAAAGCTCTAGGAACTAATAAATCTGAAGGAATCAATAAATATTTATTATTTGCAGTAAATACTGAATCGGCATATTTTCTTAAATCATCATAATCAACTTTTCCAGCCACATCTAATTCGGTATTTCTAATAAACCCATCAATAATAGTTGCTGTTAAGACATTACTATCCACTTCGGTATAATCTCTTACTTGAGTTACAAAATTTGCGTAAGTTATAGACATTATGTTATACTCACAGTTATTGAACCAACGGCTATTAAAGCTATTCTGCCATTAGCTTGTTGATCAGGGTTTAATGGAATCATTCCTCTTGTTAAAAATGCAAAATCACCTGGTAAATCTAATAATGCTGTGGCCATTCCAGCTCCACCAGAATCTGCGAATAAACCAGTGTTCGGTGGCACAACTGTTGTAGGTTCTGCGCCTCTTCCCAATTTAGGTGTTTGAAAATCTTGGTTTCTACTATTTAATAATGCTTCAGGATCAGCTCCGTAAACTTTTGGATCTAATTGTGGATGTTTAGGTTCATATTCTGAAATATGCACCATTGATCCTTGCCATTCTCTAATCATTTCTTGATACGGAAAAGACTGACCTGATCGGTCAGATTTCATCATTGATCTTTTACCTGATGCGAATCTGCCCATTAGAATGACCCCGATGGATAATAGTTTGCAGGAGAAATAAATACAGATGCGCTTTGAGAATCCTCGACTAAAGCTCTCTGTAATTCATCCTCGTAATACATTTTTAATTGTTCGGTTCTTTGTGGTGCTTTTGATTGTGATATATAAAAAGCAAGACCAGATACTAAACATGGTAAAAATCTAAAAGGTATATCAGGATTATTAGTATAAGTTCCGGCATCTTCTATTCTTTCAAGAGCGTAATATTTCAAATGTGTATAAGTATTTAAATCAGGTGCTTGATATAAGGTAATTGTAGGCGTTAATTGTCTATCTACATAATATTGAGAAGGTGTTCCAGATTGACCTTTATTAGGCAATGATGCGTAAGTTGATCTATCAATCTTTGACAAAGACACATCTTGAGTACTCGTTGTTGTTCCTGAAGTTGATGAAATATAAGCTTCTAAAACATCACTAACTGAAGAAGCGACACTATAAGTAGCAACTCCAGTGCTCAAAGCTTGCACTTTTAATTCAACTTTCCAAAGATGAACTCCTCTATTGCCCCATTCTGAAAATATTAAATTACAAAGAACTCTTGCTCTTTTTAAATCATAACCAGAATTAACAGCAAGACCACATCGTTGATAAGCCTCTTCGATCATTTCTTCTATGGATAGATTGAAACTAGTTGTTCCTGATGTAGCCATTAAAATACCCCTCTAAATTTTGTTCCTTTAATCGCAATACCACCACCTCTTAGTTTAAAGAAATATTGCCC